AGCATCAGTTGTCTCCTTCTACTTTTAACAAGGTAAGAACAATATCATAGCATGAAAAAAGAGGATCGTAAAGATCCTCTCCTTTATCCGGGAAATGCATTTCTGGTAAAAGGGCGGTCCTCTTACCGACTCCATATTAGAACCAGTCCTTTCTGTTGTGATGCTCAGGAACTATTTTTCCGAGTTCCACGACAAGTAGTCCGTCCTCAAACGAGACGGATCGGACTTCGGTTTCGTCTGCGATTGTCCATACTCTTGTGAAGCTTCTTTTAGCCAGTCCCTTATGGACATAGTTCTTTTCACTTTCTTTGTCATCCTTTTGTCCCTCGACAAAAAGTTTTCCGGATTCGGTGTAGACATTTACTTCTTTTGCTTTAAATCCTGCAAGTGCGATTTCTAATCGTGATAATATATTACTAACTTGTACTAGATTATATGGGGGATAATTAGATTGCGTTTCGTTTGTGTTAAAGAAACGATCAAAATAATCGTCCATTCCAATGCTGTTTCTATTTATCCTCTCCATCAGTTCGGGAAGATTCGCAGCATGATACCTGGCTAGTGCCGTCATGATAGTAGCTCCTATTAAGCGAGTTTGTGTTGTGTGGACCCCGAAGGCGTCCATACCTATTTATAGCACAAATCCCAAAAAATAGCAGTGTGGTTTACCGCCACTTTTCAGAATACAAGAAATTCCCATCTCTCCGAAAAGAAATAGGTCTTTTTTTGTGTATATGAGTGAGATAAAAATTTGTATAATTCACAATCACTAAAAGGATTAATAATATAGTATTCAGCATTATTCTTCTTGGGTCTTTCCTTTCTTACCAATATTATACTTCTGCTCTAACACCCAATCATTCTTATCTTTATATGCAAGAACCTTAATCTGATTAAGTGGTGCAATATCTGATACAAAATCTATATTTACTACAGAAATAAGTCCCCAATCAGCAAGAAGACGAACAATGCGATTACGACGTTGTACATCGTTAACTGTGAGATTAGCATGTTTCCCATCAAGTGCAAATAATTCTTTAAAGTGGACAATATAATACCTACCTTGCTTATGCAAAATATGGCACGATTGATAGAGTTTCTTTTCCTTCCTGGACGCAACTCCAATCCTTGTTAAAGTCTCACGGACTTTAAGGAAGTCATCAGGTTCATTAAGAAGTACCTCCACCATTTGGTCTTGCGACCAACGAACTTCAGGTTCTACCGTAGTAGTCATTTAATACCTCCAGTATCAAGTCGTTGTTTAATAAATTCCAATTGTTCTTTTGATAAGATTTTCAGAGCTTGAGATGCTTTCTCATTACTATAACCATAATAAGTTTTAATACATTCTAAGTCTGTGACTTTATCTTTGCGGAGCCAGGGAGAAAATCTCTTCTTTTTCCTGAGACTATTTAGATAAAAATTATATTGGAGGTCTTTATCTAGGTTAGGATACCTATTCATCTCATTGACAAACATTATACAATCAAGACTACCTGATAAGCATCGATTGATAATGTATGGAGCATAATCCTTTTTACAATCAGGATTTTCCTCCATCAGATTATTCTTATTAAAATTGATGGAATTTAACCAATCTTTTAGTTCAGTCATAATGTATGGTAAGGGTCAATCTCTTCACTAAATTCATCTACATCTCTCAGTAGATTACTAAACCGTTCTTCGTCTTGTGCTAGTTGTTGTTCTCCTTTAGTAGTATAATGCAAAACGATGGGATTGAAAAACTCTTGATGCTTTTGCTCAACATAACCTTGCGTTACATCTTGAATACCAAACAATCCACTATATACACTTATCCTACTTAATATAACCCACATAGCATATTCGTCAACTATTCTAGGGTTTGGAACTGGATAAGGTAGAGAACCATTTTTAATCTTACACATCAGTTCAACTAGCTGAGGTAACTGATCAACAATATCTAAATGAATACCATCTCTAAACATCATAACTCCCATACAATACTTGTATATCTGAGAAAGTCCTCCAGCATCTACAATGCACTGATCAACATAATCCAATGCCTTTCTTATATTCTTTCCTCCTCCAGTATTTGGATCATGACGGAATCCAAACTCTTCTCTTCCAAATACATCAGCATAATTATAGTGATCAAAAAGATATTGAACATCACCATAAAAAATAGTATCCGAATCTACATAAAGAATATTAACATCTTGATCATCAAAATATCCTAAGTTAAACCACCTATAAATGAATAACATTCCATGATTAATCTGTTCGACAAAAGGTAGAACATTTACATTATAATGCGAACGAAAATAAAGTGGAATAATAGAAGTATCATCACAAAAAAGATAAACAAGTATTTCAGTATTAAAATCTCTTAATGAACGAATACTATGCTCAATGCGTCTTAATTCATGTTCATTTACATGATCATGACGACTCTTCTTATATGAATAATAAACAATATTCTCAGTCATCGTATAATCTGAATATCATCATCTTCTGTCCAGAGTTCAACCTTATCTCTAAACCTTCCATCCTTCTTAAGAGTTTCATATCTCTTAGTAGCTTTACGCTTCCACCAACTAATTATATTCTCAAGATGGAACTTATCCCAGTTCTGGCCAGGAACCAATTTATCCTGTTCACCAAGAAGAACTTCACGAACATTTCCATATCCATAATCAGATGTATATGATCTCTTTCTTTGAGTAAGACCAAATGCCATATTAATTACACTATTAAACTCTTTAAGTTTTTCTTGATTATCTATAAGTGAATTTTTAATGATAGAAATCATCTTTGTTTGTCTTTTCAACTTTTTAGATGATGCTCTATTTTCTGTCAATGGTTTATTATTATTCAGAATAGTAAATCTATCATGCAGTTCGTGGAATACATCATCATGAAGTAAAGGAAGAAACTTACTATCAGTTAAACCTCTATACCTTATGAATGGTTTAAGACCATCATACTGCGATGCAGAAGTCGTAGAACCATACAGTGAAGTAGTCTCAAACCATCCAATATCTTTATCAAACCACCTATTTAAAGTCTCTCTTGCAAAATGAGATACACACATCAATGCCAGAAGTTTTCCACCAAGATAATTATATCCAAAAGGTTGAGAAGGAACAATCGCAAATCCCATCACAGAATGTCTATTAAATATAGAAAGATCTGGTGCAGCACCTAACCATTCATTTCTTGGTTTAGAGTTGATAGTAGGAGATCCAAAACGAATAAATCCAAGTATCTTTCCACAATTCTTCTCATAAATCATCCAACGCAATTCTCTACCAGGAATATTCTTCTCAATAATAGCAGAGGAAGTTGCTGTTAAAAGTTCATGATAATATGCTTGAGGAACGCCAGCAGTATTACGGGAGAAGCGTTCACCCACAGGCATAATCTTAAAGTCCATCTCCTCTGGATGAATGTCTTCATTAAAAAATTCATCCTTTAATGAATATAATGATTTACCTCTTCGGCCAACCGCCGCCTCTTTAGTAAACCGAATATAATCTTCGATAGTTTTGAATCTTCCAAAATAATTAATAAATCCATCAGCTGCCCATATGGCTTCTGATTCAGATATAGAGGTAATCATGATTCAACATCATAATAATCATAACTTTTTTCTATTATCAATGCATCTATAATTCTATGAAATGCACCAGACATCGCACGATAACCAGATCCAACATAAAGTTGTCCTACTAATACTGAAAATGTTGCCGTTCCCCAAAAGATATAATAAAACCTTGATTTAACTTGATGCTTTTTCTTGTTTTTCATATTCAATTACGATTTTTTTACTTGTTGCACCAGTGTTATCATAAGTAGTTAGATATGTTATTTGACCATCCAATCTTTCCGCAAGATACTCTAATTGCTGAATCTCACCATATGTTAATGCAGTCATCTACCTCTTCCACTATGTTGTTGATGCCCACCTGATTTAATATTAGTCTGACTTGGTGGTCCACCCTTTGTTCCTTTATCACTTTTTGATTTCTTTCCTTTACCTGGTTTCTTGTCTCCCATTAGTTTTTCTCCTTTTTATGTTTTGATTCTAACTCATTTATCTTATCTTGCCAATACTCTTTGTCATCCACTGTAATCCATGGGTTACGCACCATTACATATGCATGTCGCAACCAATGTTCATAAGTCCAATCTTTACGAGGTTGATATTTGTATTGTTTTACGTTAATCGGCCTCATTCAATTCAAAACTCCAATCTTCTATGACAGTATTTGCAAGTAATCTATCACTTAGAGTATATAGTTCTTTAGTAGCATATTCTCTATCAGGTGCTTCAAACCAAAGATCAATAACCTTACCCATTCTCAATTTATCAATATCTAAATCAGAAAGTCTTTTGCAGGCACCCTTAACAGCATTGCCAGGAGAGTCATCGACCTGAGATCTTAAACGAATAAAAACTATTGCTTTAAATTTCATAATTATCTAAAGGGTAAATTGATTT